TACTAACTTTCCCATGGTAGTGTGTCAAGACGAAGTGTCTTACACGCCTGTGCAGCGCAATCCTCGTATGTTATTCCATCCAACTTGCTTCTCATTCCGCTCATGGCTGTTTTAATAATAGAAATATCGTTGATGATGCTTCCGCTTGTGGCTGCGTCTCCAATCTCCGTTTCCATGTCTGTAATTTTTTTTCTCAAACCGCTGTTCGAGTCAGCTCCTATCACCGTCTCCAGCGTCGTTGCTTTGTTGCTGGCAGTTTTGGCTACGATATCAACCTCATTGACCATCTTTGTGTTTCCGTCAACATCAATGAAACGCAACGTTCCGCCTATGATACGACTTCCTGATATCGGATCGGCAGAGAATATTCTCGGAGCAAACGTCCTATCGCTGTTGTTCTCAGTGCCAATGCGCCCCAATAGAATGTTTCCGTTTCTCGCTGTCAGTTCCTCGCTTGTGGCAACAAAATTGTCATTGTTGTAGTTGTAATAGACGTTGTACTCCTTATTTGCGACAAATTCATCATCGTCGCTTGGCTTTGTGATTGTTGTCTCCGCGATGTTGAACTCTCCCAACAGTTCGTTAGTGTACTTTCCGGCTCCTATTGTCAGCTTCTTTTCGGCAACGTCAAACTCTATTGCCATTGTGCTACGCTCAAATATCCGTGTTGCCGAAAAGTCCAACTTTTCCAGTGTCACAGCTCCTGTAGAAATATTGGCGGCGGTTACTGCGTTTGACGCCAAAGCGTTTGTTCCGACCGCCCCTTGTGCTATCTTAGCGGATGTCACTGCCGAGGATGCTATCTTTCCGGCTACGACCGCAAGGTCTTCCAGCTTATCAGTTCCGACCGCTCCGTCCGCAATTTTGGAAGCAATAACGGCGTTGGCTGCAAGTTTTGCGGCAACTATGGCTTCGTTGGCTATATTATCAGACAATACAGCTCCGCTTCCAATCATTCTGGAAATAATTGAGCTGTCTGAAATTGCTTCACCCCTCAACTTCTTTGTTCCATCGTCAAACAGAACACCAAGTCTTCCAGTGTTTAGTGTGTTTCTAAAAATTTCGTTTGCTTTATTTGTCAGATGACCAACATCAAAGAGGCCAGCTTTAATTACTGTTGGCAATATATGACGATTTCTTCTTCGGGTCCATATATACTTTCTTCTTCTCTCATCTGTAATAGCTATTCCAAGTGTATAGTTCTGTTCTTTTGTAAGGTCACGTTCAAGAGATGTAACGCGGAATTGTTTAGTTCCATTCCACAGTTGGCTGTCTGATACGGTTATTTTGTCTCCAATATGGAAAATCGGTGTGTCAGGTCCTGTCACGTTGAGTTGCGTTGCAAGCCATGTTAAAAACATTTCGTCCATTGTAATAACGTACTCTACAGCTGGTGCGCAATGTTTTTCATACCAATCTTGCGCTGCCGTCTGCAAATCCGTTTGCGCCTCCGTAATGTAACTGCTTGGCATTACAATGTCGGTGATGATATATTCGTCGCCGACAGAAACTCTGAAAGCTGTGTTATTCTCGCTTGGAAACTTGAAATTGTTTTCATCGAGTAATTCATTGATTGTGAAAGTGTGCGTATTATTGTCATAGTCCGATATGTCAAAATCGTACCCGGCCAACGCACCTGTGTTAAAGTGTATCTTCGCAGTTGTCCCGGAAATTAGATATAGCGTTTGTCCATCTCCGTCTGTGGCCGTAAGGTTAAACATTGTATTGTCGCTGAACTTTAGTCTGTTAGAGCTGTCAATCGCAGTAACGCTCCCTATTCTGTTAGGGTAAATATCTTCAAAAACCTTTGTGCGTTCGATTCTACCATACAAGTTAACAGCGTCCGGCTGCTCAATGTAACTATCGTTTCTCGTTGGGTCGTTTGTCAGCACGTTTCCAACTACCTTTTTGCTAAGGCATAGCCGCGATGACTGCCTCTCGTTGAAATAGTCATTTGGTATGTTGCTGCTGCCGCCGTAGAAGTAAATTCTAGTTCCAAAATCGCTGTCATCACAACCGTTCCTCTGTAGGTCATACAGACCTCCGCCAGCACCGTACTTGAATACGTAATTGATAGTGTTTCCAACCTCGTTAACAATCGAAATCTGATATTTCTCACCGTTCTTTGTGATTGAAAATTCGACTTCCCATTCTTCACAAATTTGCTGTAGAACGTCCAAGCAATTTGTGTCTGAAAACGTCAGCACCTTTGTTTCGGTGTCGGATTTTATCGTTCCGATTTCCCACATATTTGGTTGCGCCCTATTGAGATTTGTGACAAGCTGAGTTGCATAGGTTTCCAAGTCACCAGCTAAAGCGTCGCTGAGTGCGCTGAACGGCATTATCCACGCCGTGTTTAATAATAAATAATGCAACCCTTCGAATGTGGCTTTGTAACTAAAAAGTCGACTGCTTGTCTTAGCGACTGATGGCAATAGGTTTAGTGTATAAATAATACCACCGATTGTTATTGTATCACCAAGCGAAAATGGCAACACGGATGTACTCTCAACTGAAATCGTAACAGTATCGGAGCCGTTAAGTTCTATGCTTTGCTCTGCATCCTTTACGCATGTTGCAGTACTTCCACTACTGTGTAACAGAAACGTAGTTCCGTCACTGTGTGTTACTGTTAAAATTTCTCCCATACTACAATTCCGTCTGTTTCAAAGTCAGTTATTTCCTCTATCACTCCGCAAATGATAGCGTAATATATAGTTTTGTCAGTGCTGTATGTGTGTTGTATCTTTGTGCTTTCGGTTGAATGATCACCCCAGACGTTGTGTGTAAACGTCTGGTCTCCCCAGGAAATAGTGACAATCTTGTCGCTTTTCAGCTTGATATAGTGTGTTGCGTTTCCGTCAGTTCGGAAACGAATAACGCGCTTGACAGGGTCTGGTTCTTTCAGTTTCAACTGAAATGATCCGACCATAAGTTCATCGTTCCATTTCTTGCTGACGTCCAAAGCGTCCTCCATATAAACCTCGTAAACAAGAGGCCTTGTTGGATGAATGTCAACCATTAGACGCGCCGTATCGTCGGAGTCAAACTCTGAAATAAAGCTGTTCCATTTTGTTACAAAGTCCATTTTACCGCTTGCTGGCATCCAGCACTTGAGCGTAATCTCTCTAGTCTGCAACCGCTTTCTTGATAGGTCAACAACCTCTCCGTGCATGTCTGGCCAATCTTGAGAAAATCGCGTCTTTTGTTTTGGTCGTTGGAGAAGTCCGTCGCTTGACTCAACGTAAATACCCCATGTCTGTATAAGGCTTTTCCCGTTGAGGTAGTAAGTCAGCTGCTTAACGCTATTAAGTGTGTCTGAAATGTCTGACTGGCTAGCTGCAACGTTGTAAATCTTTAGTTCGTCAAGCAATCCATATCCGTAATCGGTTGAATAGATGTTTTGGTTTAACGCCATTCCGACCAAGTTCGCAGGAAGCGTAAAATTGTCAATAAGTTGCGTATCTTTATAGACCATTATAGACAGACCGTCTTTCACAATAGCCAAATACGTCCAATCGTTGCTAGTGTCATAGTATTTCTGTGTGAACTCAGCCTCTCCAGTCCCATACTGCAAAAAAACGCCTAGTGTGTTATCTCCTCCGACGATTGGTGCTGTTGATTTTATCCAAGCTAACAATGTGAAGTCAGCTGTGAGCGGAACGTTACCTGAAGCTATATTTGCGTGTCCGTTCCCGTCAAATTCAATGGCCTTTCCCTGCTTTCCGGCTACAAACGCACAATCTGTGACAGTTGCATTTGTTCTGCTCTGTGAGTAGTCGCTGGCAATCGTGCTTCCGTTGGATTCATCAAACGGCATATTTAGTACATTGTTGCTTTCTTCCATATCATAATTATTTTTTTGAGATTATTATTTCTTTTTTATTATTTGTGTCTTTGAGCGAAGCGAAATCATGAAGAAAAACATAAACTCTTGCGCCATCTTCTGCCTCAATATGGGCTGTGCAATCATCGTAAAGCGAAACGACTACCATCGTTCCATTTTCTGCCTTTAAAACTAGCGATGATCCGTGACGAACGAACACGCGTCCTCTCTTCTTAACGGAATATGTAACGATTCCTTTAGCGCCGCACGTCAAAAGCACTTTTGGCTGGTTTTCAAACTCAGCATTCGTCCCAACAGCTGCCCACTCATTGCAATAACCTTCAAAATACTTTCGTAATATGTCTTCCGGTGGGTTGTCGTGGTGTATTTGCCATACTATAAAATCTTTATAGTGTACAGCTAATTCATCTTTGTCTTTTGCGTGACGTATAGCGTGCTTCCCAAACCTGCACATTCCGTTAATTCTTGCGGATTTGATAAGGTCTTTTTTTAATTCTTTATTCATATTCAGCTCAGTTTTCAATTAAACCATAAGACCGCTCGTTGTTAACTTGTGAAGAAGCAAATGTAGTTGTGTTATTGACTATTGTTGCTCCCATGCGCATTCGTATTCCGTCGAGTATCTCTACGGCGCGGGCGACACGTCCGTCTATGCTGGCAATGGATGTAAGCTGACGTTCAAGCACTGCAAGTTGCTGGCTTTCGAGTATTCGCGTGGCATTTGTGTACCCGGCAAGGAGGTCTATACTCTCTTGGCTTGCTCCTTTTAATGCTCCGCTCAACGTGCTTGTGTTAGTGTCTGTTCCGCTAAACATTTCGTTGATTTCTTTTACTCTTTCCTTGAAAGCCAGTGTCGCGTCCATAGCTTGCTGCTGTAGCTGTTGGCGTTCCTCATCCGTTATTTTACCGTCTCCCTCAATTGCTTTCTTGAAATT